GGTTTCCCGCAGGGATTGCCCGGCCCGTGCTTGGCATGAAAAGACTCTTCGAATACGGGAACGTTGTCGGTATGTATCCGTGCCGCCTCTTTCCCATGAATATGCGGCTTCGGATTCGTGCAGTGCGGACAGGTGAAATCGGAGTTTGGTATCTTCATCCCCTTGCCGATACACTCAAGGGCGAATTCGAGGCCCTTGGCGTACTCGTACAAACCGACTGCAAATAGTTCTGGCTCTCTCGAAACGTCCCTCTTCTCCCATATCTCATCTGCGTGACTCTTCATCTTAAACCTCCTGTCGTGTGGTTTACCCTCCAAAAACTTCCCTCATGATATCTCTGATTTCTGACAAAATGGTGTCCCTGTCCTGTTCGTAGATCGCCCGTTCCAGTTTAATGGCGCACTGTTTAATGTCGCCGTAAATGGCCTCTCGCAATGCACGGATAACATTGTCTAGCATCGGAGCGAGTTCCTCGGGTTTACAAAATCCTGTTTGCACCCACCCCACAGAGATGCAATACTCGGTCAGATCGTCATAATCGGGGGTTGGTCTCTTGTATTCTTTCTTGACAGCCAACATCGGAGAAAAACACACTTTCCTCTCGTGCAATAACTCCGCTCTCACCGCATCAATAAACTTGCTCATTGCTCTCCCTCCTGGGTTGCTTCGTTAAGTGCCAGTCCCTACAATGGGGGCACTTGTAACAGCGTACATCATAACCGCTCGCTCTCTCTGACGCGCCGGCCGCGCCGAGGGCTGATTTCTTCGTACTGTGCCGCCGCTTCCTCGCTACGAAGCAATGGCCTCCCTTGTTCGGGACCGGGCTCGGTCGAGGTCCCCCCTTCCTCATGACGGTCTCCATGTGCTTCGATACGGAGCCCTGATCACCTGGGCGGAGTGGCGCCAGTCAGTTTGAGCTTGCCCTTTCGCGGGGGTAATGAGCGCCAGCCCTTCGCCCGCTCCAATCAACATGTATTCCCCCGCCTCAACAGGGTGAGAGTACCGGTTCTTGTCCGGCTTGTCCTGGAATCGCTCATCACCGGTCACCTGCACGCGCTTGTAGCAATACCCTCCAGCGAGACCTTTGCGTGTGACTTTCAGCGTAGGGGAGATTATCAGCCCTGGCTTTCCATCTATCAGCCTACTAAGGACATTGCCGAGCGCCCCATGCCTGAGCGTCGGATCGTTGGACGGCGCCGGCATGGCAGTGAGCGGCACCCCTTCGTCTTTCAGGGATGTGTTAAAGATATCGAACGGCGTCGATTCATCAGTCTGCGCCTCGGCCATCCCGGCCGGGTCACCATAAGGGACCTCAAACTTGAATCCAGGGAAGGTGGCAGATACGAACTGAGCGAATTCCCTGCCGAAGTTCTTGGCGCCCATGTGCTCGGTCACCAGTTCATGCGTCCAGATCCACCGACCATTGGGTAATCGCTGCCCGAAGATCGCCGCAGGGGTGAGCCCCCAGTCTATCCCGACTCGTATAGGTAATCCCTGCACCGGGTGCAGGGTTTCGTGGGAGCAGTGAATCGCGTCGATATACTCAGGGATGACCGGCCTGCCCTCCTGGACGAAACCTATCTGATTACAGTAATAAACCCGGATGTAATCGTCTTTCTTGCCAGCCATACGAGTTGAATAATAATCCGACTCGTTGAGGTTTTCGACGTTCTCAGCTCCAGGGTTAGGAGTGAACCGCCCTTCTTTCTCGACGAGACCGCCAGGCTGTACGAAGAAATCCCATCCAGGCGGAGGCTCCTGCTCCAAAAGATACCACCAATGATCATCGTCCATTGAGTTGGTATCCATCATCACGCCGCGGTAGGTACAGCCCCCCATATCTTTCGGCGGGTACTGGCCAACGCGGTCGCCGAGCACGTCAATAACCACTTTTGGGATCTCCTTCGCCTCATTGACCCACGCGCCGGTCACTTCAAGAGACAGCAGCTTCCGAACATCCCGCGGCCGGTCGAGTGCTCGGAAAAGGACATCCATGTGGAGCCCTGGTAATCGTATCTCGTGGATCATGTCATTCGTGGAAATCTCTCCGAAATCATCAGGTGGGAAACATCGTTGCCATGTGGCTATTGTGGTATCACTCAATTCTCGGTACGTTGAGCGGACAACCACCCATCGGCTGTAGCGTGTACCGTCAGGTGCCGGCTTCTGGGCGAGAGCCCGCCTCATTATTTCGTTGCACATTGCGGTTGACTTGCCGGATCGGACAGGCCCGCGGACTCCACGGTAAAAAGCATTGGATAGGTGAAACAGGGAGAGGGTGTAAGTGGCGTTATAGTTAATCTTTGTTCCCATCATTGGCACCTTTGGCCGCATCAGGGTGAATATTAAAAGTGAATTCTATCGGGGTCCCGTCTTTGCCGGAAAGTTCGACCTTATCCGTGAAGAGTTTAAGGTGGCGGCCGAGAAGTTCATCACATGACTTGCCGTCTACAAGCTTTATCTTTTTCACATAGCCTATCTGCTCTCGGTTCTCTCCGCGCCCTTCGAAGAGTTCCACTATCTCAATCGACTGAATTGCAATGGCTGTGTCGTAATCCAGGTCCCCAATGTTTTTCAGTGATCCGTTCTCATTGTGGAAATCCCTGATATCGGCACCCGCTCGGGCCTCTATTCTCCTGAGAATTTTGTCAGCTCTTATTTCAAGTCTTTTGTTGCGATCTTCACGAAGTATGCCAATTCTCTCAATAATTTTAGGGTTTTTTAGGAGTTCGTGAGCGGAAACGGCAGCGGCCCCATATGACGATTGTGGGTATGCTCTCATGTATGCTCTTGTCTGATTCGATGGTTCATCAATAATGTATTCGCGGCAGAATAGATCGTGCTGGGGGGATAAGTCGTTGTCTATCTCAGACGTTACCTCTTCTACGGTTTTGCCTTGCTCTATCAGGTCTGCGCCTGGGAGCTGGCAGATAACTTTCTTTGCCGGCGGCTTTTTTGTGGTGGGTGCTTTCTTTGGCATGTTCTCTTTTTATACCTACTTGTAAAAAAAATCAAATATATTTTATTTTAGGGCTTGACATTCATTCTTCTTTGTATTATTCTTCTTCTTAACAGATTATGAGGAGGTAAATTATGAAATGCCGCTGTAGACACTGCGACTTGGAATGGGATTCTAACCTGCCGGATGGACCGCGAGCCTGCCCTTCATGCAAGTCGTATCAATGGAGAGGGAAACAGGTGCAGGTTGAGCCGGGCAAGCGCCTGGTCCAGCCCTTAACCAAGGGAGGTAAGTGATGGACAAGGAAATAATTGAATTGATCGGAAGATACGGGATTTCTGGCATAGTGGTCTACAAGATCATGGATTTCCTTGAATTTGTAGCAGTATTCGCGCTGTTGGCATGGCCTGCCCGAGCAGTATGGACATGGTTCAAGGGAAAGGATATCTTATGAGCACTCTTAAGCTCATTGATTCCCTAGTCAACCTGGATTCCAAGATCGAGCGGGGAGTATCTGACGCTGAGGACTGGGCGGCGAAGCGGGAGACCGTGATCGGCTTCATGGTGCTGGCTGTGCTGGTGATGTTTATTCTTTGGGTAGTAAACTATTGAAATAAGGAGGCTATTGTGTGCGAATTCCCAAGCTGGATAGAACAAAAAGACGGAACGATCTTGTTCCTGACCGACAAGGATATCAAGCATCATCATCTTGAGGTCAAAGATTCCATCGGACATTCTGCGATTCGCAAGTTATATCCCGGTGCGGCAGGGATGGACAAAGAGAACTTTCCCGCGCATCCGTTCGTCATGAAAGCCCTTAAGTCGGGTAAGATGAAGGGGATGGCTGAGTACAAATTCGGGCCAAACTGGAAGAATGTAATTGGTGTTATAGAAAAAGCATCCGACAAATCCTTATACTTTCACGCAACCAAGCCAATTAATTTAGATGATCTGCAAAAAGTCGCCGACGCTTTCAAACCTTTCACGAAAGCAAAACTGTCTGTAGAAACAAAATCTTTCACCACCTGGGACGCTGCCTGGGACGCTGCCAGGGCCGCTGCCAGGGACGCTGCCAGGGACGCTGCCAGGGCCGCTGCCAGGGCCGCTGCCTGGGACGCTGCCTGGGCCGCTGCCTGGGACGCTGCCATCGACGCTGCCTGGGCCGCTGCCTGGGACGCTGCCAGGGACGCTGCCAGGGACGCTGCCAGGGACGCTGCCATCGACGCTGCCAGGGCCGCTGCCAGGGACGCTGCCTGGGACGCTGCCAGGGCCGCTGCCTGGGACGCTGCCATCGACGCTGCCTGGGACGCTGCCTGGGCCGCTGCCAGGGCCGCTGCCTGGGACGCTGCCAGGGACGCTGCCTGGGAATCAATCGCCGACCTTATGCCAACCCCTAACCCGTTCAAAGGGCTTACCGCATTATGGCAAGCGGGTTATCTCGTCTATTTTGTTGGTAAAAAATTGATAGCCGCATATGTAGGTGCACCATGACCCTTCACCCTTACGAGCTACTAGCGGGAGTTTTCTCCCTTGGCATGTTCGCCGGCTGTTGGCTTTCGGAATGGACAAGGAAAGAGAAATCATCACGGATTGAGAAGACGGAAGCGTGGAGGGGATGATGGGAGATTTAATTGAGGGGATTCATATTGAACCATGCACAAAAGCTCATTGGTGCGAGAATCATTGTCCACGGCGGTTTGAGTCAGAAGGTGGATCACCATCATGCGATTGTGACCAATTTGACGATGACGACGACTAGCCTCCAGCCCGGAGGTCAATACGAGATTGGAGGAATAAATGATTTTATCAACGACATTTGCAAAGTTGAAAGAGTTTGGTGCTTGCGAATCTGGCTACAAGAAACTGGCTACCCATCTCGGCGGGATCACGAAGTACGGTCGGGATAAGCCTATTAACCTACTAACCATCCTTGACAGCAACGGTGTAAAGGATTGCGTTTGGGCGTTACGCGCTGCCGTTGAACCGGACCGCGACAAAATTGCGCGGCTGTTCGCCTGCGATTGCGCTGAATCGGTATTACCAATCTTTGAGAGCGAAAAGCCTGACGACCCACGGCCTCGCAAGGCCATTCAAACGGCAAGAGATTACGCTGTTGGTTTAGCCACTCAGGAACAGTTGGCCGCTGCCTGGGCCGCTGCCCAGGACGCTGCCAGGGCCGCTGCCTGGGCCGCTGCCCAGGACGCTGCCAGGGACGCGGCCGGGGCCGCTGCCAGGGCCGCTGCCGGGGCCGCTGCCGGGGCCGCTCAATCTGAGAACTTGCGCAAATATCTGACAGGAGAAAAGCCATGACCTACGAGCTACTAGCGGGAGTTTTCTTTATTGGCATGTTGGCGGGGATGTGGCTTTCGGAATGGACAAGGGCAGAGAAAGCAGATCGGATAGAGAAGACGGAAGCGTGGAGGGGATGATGAAAGTAACTGCTGATACTAATTTCTTGAGATTGTTTGAGATGCCGCAAAAATTCCCGTCAGGTTTTTGCTTCGGGGGCGGGTATCCGGTCAGATTCCAGATGGTCGATTGGTTTGGGCCGATTGACCCGCAACTATTTTGGGAAAAGAAAGAGATTGACCTTGATTCTGATCTGAACGCCCGTAAACAAGAGCAACTCCGCACATTCATCAAAGAGAAGCTTTATTACAAACCCGAATGTAAATATCTGGCTATAACAGATTATGGAGATGCTTTTATAATTTAGCCCCTCCCATGTCCAGGGGAGGGAGAAGGAGAGAAAATGAGCGAAGAAGAAATATTATTCATGATCAGCGCGGCTTTTGAACAACACCTATCCCATGCCCATGACCAGAACACGCCGACTATCCGAGATCAATTCGCAATGGCGGTGGCAACAGGGATTCATGCGTCAGACAATGGCGATCCTTCAAGGTGGCCTTATACGATGGATGATCCATATGAGGCAATAGCAACAGCGGCTTATCGACACGCCGATGCCATGATGGCGGCAAGAGCCAAATAGCCCCCCGCTCGTGCCGGGGGAGGGAAGGGAAAACGAAATGTTAAAATCACCTCGGGAACGTTACCACAATGACCCGGTTTATCGTAGGCTAGTAGATATGCTGACAATGCTGATTTATGATTGCCAGTGTACGCCGTCCGAAGTCCGGGAAGCTGCTATCTTGGCCTGTATCAACTATGAATCCATCCATATCAAAAACCATTATATTGTAGACCCTGAAATAGAAAAAGCGTTTACCACACTTCGCAATTATTCCCGAGAAGGAGAAGAGAAATAGGGAAGAGTTGCCGGGGGAGGGAAGGAGGGGATGAGGATGGGAGAGATCGCCGACATGATGCTTGACGGGACGCTCTGCGAGGGGTGCGGAGAGTATTTGGGAACTGACAACGGATTTCCTACACGCTGCAATGCTTGCCTTGGTGACAACGAAGAGCGTGTCACCCCCGTTGCGAAAGATTGGAGATGTTTGCTTTGTGGAAAACGATTTGCAACAGAGGCCAGTCTGACACAGCATGGTAACGCTAAGCACTCGCCCGACCGATAGGAGGGCAGGGAAGGGTTGATTTATTACTCAAGGGCTAATCCCCTCCCATGCAGTCATTTATTAACAACTATCAGGCACAACGGATACGTATGTTATCTTGTAACCAAATCTGACAAATATGCCCGAACTATGCGACGAATCACCTGAATTGATGGAGGTATCCAAATGACCAAGCGCAAGCACGACCTTAAATATTATCTTGCCCTCCTCGCTTTAATCCTCATCCTCTTCCTCTGGGCATGGTGGGCGGGAAACCGGGACGCGCAGATCGACAAGGTGGACGGGCAGGCGTTGTGGAGCGAGGCGCATTATCGGGCTGTGCAAGGGTTAAATACACCATAATACTAGGGGAGGTATAGATGCCGAAATTATCAATAGTCAACAGATGGACAGGCGCGGTGATTGCCGAGGGAGAATACGCCGACATTAAATCACTCGTTGCCAACCTGCGCGATGCCAACCTGCGCGGTGCCAACCTGCGCGGTGCCAACCTGCGCGGTGCCGACCTGAGCGATGCCAACCTGAGCGATGCCAACCTGCGCGATGCCGACCTGAGCGATGCCAACCTGAGCGATGCCAACCTGCGCGATGCCGACCTGAGCGGTGCCAACCTGAGCGGTGCCGACCTGAGCGATGCCAACCTGCGCGTTGCCAACCTGCGCGGTGCCGACCTGAGCGTTGCCAACCTGCGCGTTGCCAACCTGCGCGGTGCCAACAACATGATTAAACTTATGGGGGTTGAGGCTGGTAATTGTTACTGGAAACGATTTGGCGCTGGCCTTAAAAACCAAGCCTATCAGTTTTATGTCGGCCTTAACGAATTGCGGCAGGGGGAGGTTTTCGCATCTGACGCGCGACAGACTTGCTCGTACCCAGGGTTTCATTTCGCAGGACGTGAGTGGTGCAATGTCAACTACGGTGATAGGCCGCTAGAGGCACATATCCGCGTCCCTCTCGATGCACAGATCAACGAGCCGTGGGGCACAAACGGCAAGGCAAGCGCCGACAAGATTGAAATCCTACAAGTTTTTGAAGTGGCGACAGGGAAAGACGTGACTGATGAATACAGACGTAAAGATTAATGACGCGGACGGGTAGGCACTCTACCATAGGGCGCATGTGCTGGCTGTGGAGAGGGGGGAATAATTATGAGACTTTACCATTTGAAGAGAATGGATCAAATTGGGTGGGATGAATATGTTGAGAAACTTGTCGCAGCAAACTCACCAGAGAGAGCCCGAGAGATCGCTAACGAGAATACAGGCGATGAAGGCAAAATCTGGACTGATGCGACAATGGTCACATGCGAAGAGTTAAAACTGCCGAGTGATGAAGGCGCTATCATCGAATCGTTTAATGCAGGCTAGCACCAGCAACCAATAAAGGGGGAGGATATCATGACGGAAGAAGGAAGCAACAACGCTTTAGTTGTCACTACTACGGTCCCCGGCTTTATGACCTGTGCGGAGATAGTTTCAAAACTCCGTATTAAGTACCACGGGAAAACCTACGATGTGACCACTCCGGCGGGGATGAAGGAGGCTATCGACGCCAGGGCGGAACTAAGAGCCATCAGGATTACCTTGGACAAGGAAAAGCCAAAGGTTAAGGAAGATGCCCGCAAGTTCCTTGATTCGGTCGAGAAGGAGTACAAGGCTATTCGGGGCGC